AATCCAGGGCCTTGAAAGCAGTTGAGACAACAGCACGTAAAGACCGTAACCAAGTTGGACTGGTTTAGGTTGCTAAAATGAATAAAAAAGTGTAATATAAAGCATGGCTTGGAAAAAATATTTTAAAGACGCAAACATGTCTCCGATCAGTGGAGAGAAGGTACCCAACTTCGCCAAGAGGAACTACAGTTCTTACTTGCCGGATGTGTACACAGGACACCCCAACAGGATTCAGAGATACTTCCAGTATGATCAGATGGATTCAGACAGTGAAATAAATGCGGCACTGGACATCCTGGCAGAATTCTCAACACAGAAGAACACAGAGAACGAGACACCGTTTGATCTTGTGTTCAAGGACGAGACCACAGAACACGAAGTTAAACTTTTGAAGAAAGCACTTCAACAATGGACAAAGTCAAACAAGTTCAACAAAAGAATTTTTAGAATATTCAGGAACGCACTGAAGTATGGAGACTGTTTCTTTGTGAGAGATCCAGAAACACAGAAATGGTTGTACATAGACAACGCAAAAGTTGACAGGATCGTTGTCAATGAGTCCGAGGGCAAAAAACCTGAACAATATGTGATCAGAGATATCAATCCTAACCTACAAAGATTATCAGCGACACAGATAACACCTAATCAAACTTACGGTGGCGGCGGAACGACTGGCGGCGGTACTGCGGCGTATGGTTCAAGTTATGCCAACGCAGGTGCCACAAACAATATGTCAGGCTTCGCTGGCGGAAACTCCGGTGGAAGATTCTACAAGACGATGAATGCGTACAACATAAACGCAGAACACGTGATCCATATGTCAATGTCAGATGGTTTAGACAACCTATTCCCATTTGGACAGTCAGTGTTGGAACAAGTGTTCAAAGTTTACAAACAAAAAGAATTATTAGAAGACGCGATCATAATTTACAGGGTACAGAGAGCACCTGAAAGAAGGGTGTTCTACATTGACGTTGGTAACATGCCTACACACTTGGCGATGCAGTTCGTTGAGAGAGTGAAAAACGAGATCAACCAAAGAAGAATTCCGAGTGCATCGGGGGGAGCAAACTTTATCGATGCGACATACAACCCAATGAGTATAAACGAAGATTACTTCTTCCCACAGACAGCGGAAGGTAGAGGATCTAAAGTTGACACACTGCCAGGCGGTACTAACCTAGGCGAGATAGATGACTTGAGGTTCTTCACAAACAAACTGTTCAGGGGACTGAGGATCCCAAGTTCTTATCTACCAACAGGTGCGGAAGACGGTGGACAACAGTACAATGACGGCAGGGTCGGAACAGCATACATCCAAGAATTGAGATTCAACAAGTATTGTGCTAGATTACAATCAATGTTGGCAGAAACTTTCGATTCAGAATTCAAACTCTGGATCAAATCAAAAGGCTACAACATAGACAACGGCATGTTTGAGATAAAACTGAACCCACCACAGAACTTCGCACAGTATAGACAGACAGAAATGGACCAAAGCAGGGTAAACACTTTCACAGCAGTGGCGGACTTGCCTTACATGAGTAAAAGATTTGCACTGAAGAGATATCTTGGTCTTTCTGAAGAAGAAATGGCGAGAAATGCCGAACTTTGGGCAGAAGAAAACAATGTACCACAGAAACGACAGAGCAAATCAAATGAATTGAGATCAGGCGGTGTAACACAGTCTGGAATCAGTTCAGATCTAGACCAATTCGAGGAACCAACAGCGGATCCAGAAGCACCAGAACCAGGATCACCACAGCCAGGTGGACCAGGACAGACACCAGGTGGTCAGACACCAGGCGGCACCGGTGGTGGCGGACAGGTATAAGGATTAAATACGATTATGAAACTGAATGAATTCTTCACATACGGCGCAGATGGCTTTGAACAGGACAAGACATACGAGCCTGAGAATGATATTTCAATCCTGGACTCAGAAGACACAAGGAAAACGAGACTTACACTCAAACAGATCAACTCTATGAGATTGGCATCAGAGGCACACGATGCACAACAGAAGGAAGAAGCAGTATTCGTCCAAAAAATGTACGGACAACCTGCACAAGACGATAACTTAGAGTTATAATGTCAACAATAGCATTCGTACTGGGTAACGGTGAGTCCCGTAGGGGCATCGACATCAACGATCTCAAGGAAAAAGGCACGGTTTATGCCTGCAACGCCGTTTACCGTACACACCAACCCCACTGGTTGGTGGCAGTTGACCCCAAGATGATGTTGGAGATCGCGGAAACTGATTACGTGGTACATAATAAAGTGTACTCGAATTTCAACAATCAATACACAAAGCACCAGAAACTCATGGATCATGTGACGTGGTCCAAACCCAGTCTGGGTTGGAGCAGTGGGCCAACAGCACTGAAATTGGCATGCGATCACGGATTCAAGGAGATCTACATACTGGGTTTTGATTATCAAGGCATAAAAGAGGACAGCAAGAACAACAGATACAAGTTGAACAACGTTTTTGGTGACACACGAAACTATAAAAGACGCAGTGATGAGGCCACTTTCTACGGCAATTGGATGAACCAGACCAAGCGTTGCCTAGAGGATTACAAGGACGTGAAATTCAATCGTGTGATACCCAAAGGCTGGTTCAAACCCAACGACATTGACAGGCCCGACAACATGCAACACCCCACAACTGAAGAATTTCTAGCCAAATTTGACTTACAGATAAAAATCTAGCCAAAATACGCCTTTTCTCACCAATTACACCACCGTTTCAACCCCTTTACAGTAAATACAAACACTTATAAGTACAAATAGACCTAATTAGAAGGAGCACGTGTAAAATGTCAAACAATAAATTTGAGAGTTTATTAGAGTTGCTAATAAACGAAGAAAATGATAAAGCGGAGGCTTTATTCCACGAGATCGTAGTTGAAAAATCTAGAGATATCTACGAAAATTTAGCAGACGAAGAAGTAACTGCTGAATCAAAAGACGAAGAAGTTAAAGAAACTGAAGCATCAGAAGAAGCGAAAGTAGAAGAAACTACAGAAGAGAAAGTAGAAGAAACTACAGAAGAAGCGAAAGATGAGAAAGTTGAAGAAACTTCTGAGGAGTCTAAAGACGAACAAGTTGACGAAGTTGTTGAAATCGAAGACGAAGCAACTGAATCAGAAACTACCGAAGAAGAATCAATCGAAGAAGTGGGCGGCGACGCAACTGACGAATTGGTTAAAGACATCTCTTCTGAAGAAGAAGGCGAAATGGATGCGGACAAAGGCGAAGAAATGCCAGCGGACATGGAACCAGAAGCAGACGCAGAAGGTGACGTTGAAGACAGAGTAGTTGACTTAGAAGACGCTTTAGATGAATTAAAAGCAGAATTCGAAGCAATGATGGGCAAAAAAGACGATGACAAAGAAGAGTCAGTTGAAGTTGCACCAGAGTTAACTCCAGAAGTTGAAATGGAAGGTAAAGAAGCAGAAGCCAAAGAGACTGTAAAAGAATACAAGAACATGGCCAAAGCGGACACTGCCGACCATGCTGACCACAAAGCATCTCCAATGAAAGATGCAGGTAGCAAAATGCCAAAAGGTGGTAAAATCACCCAAGCAGGAGCAGAAGAAAAAGGAAGATCGGCTCCAACAGCGAAGAGCATGAACGCTACAACTGAACCAAAGATGAAAGAGGTTAAACCCGCTACAGCAGACGGTTCAGACAAATCAGCAAAATCACCAGTTGCTTCTAAGTAATTGTTGATTTAACGGAGACATCGGATGAGTTCACTTTATCTAAGAGAGAATCTAACATTTGATCAGGCCAGAGTACAGGTTTTACACGAGGGAAAAGACGGTAAGGATTTGTACATGAAGGGCATCTGTATTCAAGGTGGGATCAAGAACGCTAATCAAAGGATCTATCCAGTGCAAGAAATCGCGAAAGCGACAAAAACACTGAATGATCAGATCAGTTCTGGATACTCTGTGTTAGGTGAAGTAGATCACCCTGATGATTTAAAGATTAATTTGGATCGTGTATCACATATGATCACTGAGATGTGGATGGACGGTCCAAATGGATACGGTAAGATGAAAATCCTACCAACACCAATGGGTCAACTTGTCAAAACTATGTTGGAATCAGGTGTGAAACTAGGCGTTTCAAGTAGAGGTTCTGGAAACATGAACGAATACGGAAGCGGTGAAGTTTCAGACTTTGAGATCATCACAGTAGATGTTGTGGCCCAACCTTCGGCACCGGGTGCTTATCCAACGCCAATTTACGAACACCTAATGAACACCAAAGGTGGTAACATGGCAAAAGGTTTGGCGGCTGAAGTTAGAAATGATGCAAAAGCACAAAAGTTCCTGAAAGAGGCACTAACAAACATAATAAAGGACCTGAAATAAAATGATAGACGCAATATCAAAATTAGTAGAGTCTGGAGCAATCTCGGAAGATGTTCAAAAAGGCATCCAAGAGGCTTGGGATTTGAAAATCAAAGAAAACAAAGAAGTTGTAGGCGCTGAGTTGAGAGAAGAATTCGCAAAAAGATACGAGCATGACAAGTCAA